ATTAGCTTCATCAATTTCAGTCTCTTCACCCATTTGCGGTTGCAAAGTGGATGTGTCGACCGAAGTAAGTACAGACAAGCTAACATCCTCGGCCCACGCAAAAACAGAGATAGTAACATTATCGGTGGCTCCATTGGCATGCAATAAGGTATTCAAAGTTCTAAAGTACAATTGTCCCATATCAGTCCACTCGGCGTCTGGAATAGTCAAATAATTCTTATGATAAAAGAACGGTAAGACCATTTCTCCGCCAGTAGATGTCGTAGGATCCAAAAAGATGTGAGGCCATTGTGATGCTTGTACTAGATCCTCAGGTACTAAGGAAGCTGTCTCAGTAATAGCATCATAGTCCGCAAGAGGTAGATAAGTACATAGAACTCGACCATACAAAAAGCCATTACCATTGATAACAACTTTGAGATGCAATTTTGCACGCAAAAGGTTATAATTGTTGATCCTATTAATTACTCTGGTATTATTAAAGTACAAATCCCAGGGATCAAAATCAACACCCAACGTGGTGCCAGTCCCCCATCCGATCTCAGCAATCTTGATGGGACGACTGAAGAAATTCTCCAGTGTCGCATCATTAGTATCTTGCAACATCCGTGTGGGGTCCATTTCACTATCAACATTGTACGTGTAAGCAGGTAATTGATCACGAAAGCGAACATTCTCCTCTTTGTCGCTATTCATGACCTTCATGACTGAACAATCAGACGTAATGCCTGATTGCATTTCAAATGCGGGTGGTTCATCCGGAATGTTCTTCGCATAGTCCAGGAAATTGCCAAGAGGCATTTCCAAGAAAACCTTAGAATCTTCATTTAAACGGTTATATTCATAAATCAAACCGCATTGGATTTCATATTCATCGTCATTCGACTGGGTTTCGGCTAAATTCAAGAATTCTCCAACTGGCATGCGAAGCAAGCTCTTGCAGTAGTACTCAAGAGATTTCAAGTATAAAAAACTTAAAGATCCAGGCATAGGAGGGTCCTCAAAAGGCCGATGTGTTGACGCACTGTCTCCGACAGTGCTTGTTTCAGCGTCAAACAAGCTTTCTTTGGTACAGGGTTTTAAGTCCCCTGGAAGACTTACTAATTTATTTTGGTTATTTTGGTTAGAAATTCATTTATTTACAACATCGGTTGGTGAATCAGCCATCCGTGCGGTGATATTTACATTGGTGGACCAGGCCATCCCTAAATAGGGAACGTCGTCCAAATACACAAAGCCTAATATATAACATAAAAACATCTACAAAACATGCAATTTATTGGTATCCATATATGTATTCGAATTTTGATTTGTTCCAACACCCAGATTCAAACTGGGCCCACAT